TTGATCTGTTATGTCTGGTTCTACGTTAGGCTGCATAGGGGATTCCATCCCCTCTTTCTGGGCCATGAGTTTACTAGTCAAAGCTGCCTGCTGATTTACGCGAGCTTCCTTGCCTTCGTCTTTCATAACCTCTAGCTTCTCTTTAAACTCTTGGTCTTCGGTTCTGAACCCGAGGGTGGCCTGAGCTCTAATCATCTCGATTTCTCTTCTGTGCTGATGCTTGAGCTTTTCAAGCTCCATCTCCGCCTGAGTCTTGGCCTGTATCTTCTGCATTTCGATCTGAGCCTCCATCTGTATCTCTTGCTGCTTAGCCTGTGCTGCGGTTTGTGCGGCCTGCTGAGCTACCTGCGACTGCTGCTGAGAGTTCTGCTGAGCTATCTTCTGTTGCTCCTTCTGACGATTCTTTCTCTTGACCATTAAGAGTCTCTCCGCCTGATTGACATCCTTTATGTTACGCACCAACAGGGCGTCTTCGAGGTCTATCTCTTTCTGTCCCAAAGCCACCTGTATGCTCTGCTCCAGGTACTGCTTATCTGCAGACTCCATCTCTTTCACCACCTGCACCCCGAAGTTAAACATGGGAAGGTCTTTGAATGAAGAAAGGGCCTCCATGTTTTCCTTACCTATGGCGTTCTCATAAGACTTGAATATGACGGACTCCTCGGGAAGGATCTGCAAACACTTTACCACGTCACTACAAACCTTCTTGTAGAGTATCATAGAGGCATTGGTAATATCGTAGATAGCGTTGTTGCCCGCTGCGATTGCTTGTTCTCGCACACCCACCAGGGCGTCTCCCTTGGGAGAGCTAGAGTCCATGGCCTCGTTGATACCCGTCGTATCCCTGATCATTCTCAGGTAGTGATTGTATAGACCTATGAGCTCGTTGATGTTTCTTATGCTGTTGCCTATCTCACGAACTGGAGGGTTTTGGAAGCCTCCCTCTGGGTTCTTGCTTCTATAGTAGAAGACACCAGTTTGCTCGTAGATATCGTGCAACTCCAGTGGCTGCAACTCTCCACCCTTGCCGAGCTGTACGTTCTCCAACCCCTCAATATCAATAATCAAGCCATCGGGCTTAGCCTTAGCTATAGATTGCTGTATCTTAAGGTGAGTCAGCTGAAGCATGTCGGCAAAGCCTACACAGCTGTCTACCATAGACTTAGGCATCAAGCGATTGATGTTTGTAGCGACAACAGAGTAAGACAAAGTTGCCTTACTCAAGTCGTGTACATTCTTAGGTACGTTGGTTCTTTTGCCGTAACCGATGACGTGGTCAGTACCCAATACATAGATGCCTTTATACACGCATTCGATAGCCATGCAGTGAGGCTTTCTTGAGAACACACTGTTCTCCTTCTCTGTGTAGTCAAAACCTTGATAGAAGAAGTTTACGTTTCCATGTCTATTTTCCTTCTCCTCGAAGTGCATCTTATCAACAGACTTAAACTCAAACTCCATGATGTCTAGGGAGTACTCGTCATACTCGTAAGCCGTTCTATCCGTGAAGTCGTCGTACTGTGTCGTTCTTGTGTAGCTGGACTTACCCTTCGCTTTTTTAGCAATTTTCTCAAAGTCTTCTTCTTCCAGCTCCCCGCCCGCCATTCTTTTAAGCTCAGCGATACTGACTGTCTTAACGTGACCCGCATAGAGAATATCGTCAAAAGAAGGGTCTTCTGTATAGCTATGAACAAACCTAGACGGATCTACATACTCTACCTTGATGCCGTAGTTGGGGTCGTTGGACCTCTTCACCACAGACATACCCAGGGCTACGAGGTCATTGACGCAGCGTCTAAACGTTCCGTCATTGAAGTTGTTCCAAGACAACGTGAGGTTGGTAGCAATTTGTGCAGATATCTCCGCATCGGTCTTGATGTTACTATCGAGGTAGATTTCTGCCTCCTCCATAGTTTCGGGCAACTTATCGGGGTCGTCGCCAAGGACAAGACCACCTGTAGTTTCTTTAAGCTTCTTTAGCTCGTCTCTGAGCTCTACCTGATTTTTGATTCTACGCTTCTCGTTGTTCTTCTCAGAAGAAGAAAAGGGATCTATAGCTTCAAGGTTAGGGTAAGGATTCTTAGAGAGAATTTTGTTTACTACGACTCTCACGAACTTAGGCAGTACGGGCACTGGCGTGTAGTCCATATTCATCAAGCTGCCGTCACCCGAGTTAGGGTCTAGGCTATTCAAGAGCCTCTTGTATATAGAGGTGTCTTGTATACCTATAGCATACTTTCTGTTTCTTTCGAATATCTTTCTTCTCTTCTTCTGGAGACCGTTTTTGTCTCCTGCACCACGCCACTGCGACTCTATAGCCTTGGCGTACATCAATCCGTACCTCTTATCTGCCTTCTTTTCCGCTGGCGCTAGGGGATCAGGAAATGACTGATTAGTCTTTGAGGTATTGTACATCTACAGTAATTATTGATGCAAATATAACAAATCAGCCGATAGTCTTATACCTTCTAAAGAACTTAGCCTCAGAGAAGTTAGACACCTCTTTGGGTTTTGACTTTTGCGCGGCCAAAAGAGCCAAGCCAGAGGATATCGTAAGGTCAAACTTTGTCCTGTCCGTAATCTTAAATCCAATCCAATCCTCTAGCGTTCGGTTAAGATACATAGATCCAAACTCGCCTGTATCTCTGTTTATGCCGACGTGGTCGTGAACATAAGCCTCGATAGCCTGAGCGTGAGATTGTATTACGTCTTGTGAGTTTGAAGGTATACCCTTTGTCTTGACTTTTACTGATGATGACCCGCTGCTTAGGTGTGAAGGCCTGTCCATAAGGTATCCGTCATACCCCCTCGTTTCGAAATACCTAGCTATACCATACTTGTTGTTCTCTATCAAAAGTGGGTACCCATAGAATACAGCAGCCATAAGAACATCCTCGTAGAATATCTTGGCTAGTGGTGGTCTAGATGCGTATTCAAGAACAAACATATTGGAGGGGTGCTCCATGTGAAACTTATTGTACAGGTGCAACGCACCTTTTGACCCTCTGCCATCTACTGTAGCGTCAAGGTCATAAGAGTCAACACCTCCAACGCCTAGTGCCTGGTGCGGTGGCACCCTCTGCCCACGTTCTTCTTTCTTAATATTTCTAAGCTCAGGAGGTGGCATCCACGCAATCCTAAACCTTCCCGTAGGATCTGGAGAAAACACAACCTCTGAGTCCTGCACCCCGCCCCTCCACACAAAGTTACCTATGACTACGGGGTTCGGGAACAGATCGTCATTGTATTGTATCTGCTCGTATATCTTACCCACGTTAAAAAGGCTTCCATCAATACTGTCTCGAAAGGCCTCGTCTGTAGTAAAGGGAAACTGCCTTGTAACCTCATTTAGCTCAGAAGCGTCATTCTTCAAAGAGTCCCTTTCGTTCTTGAGGTAAGTCTTAGCCCCTATGTTTATGGGCTCCCCGTCTATACCGTCAACAGGCTTAGGTGGGTCGTTGGACACAGCGTCTCCGTACTTGTCGAAGAATCCCTCTAAGGACTGATGCGCTGGAATGAATAGGCGGTACAGCCCTGATATTGTTCTACCGTTGGCGTTCCTCTCGCTCGGATTCGAATCTCTCCACAGCTCCTTGTACTCCCTCCCACCCTTGTCCATTGGATTTACGGTGCTTCCGACCAGTGCTTTTCCTACGATTTTTCGCCCGACGATCAAACACGTCCGTTGAATCCTCCAGGCGTCCCTTATGTCTGTAGGTTTTTCCCATTTTCCTGCCTCATCTAAATACAGTATGTGGAGCTTCTCCCCGTCATACGCATTGTTGGTTGTGTTTTTCCAGTTAATTACAGTGTTCAGAGCCTCGCCCTTGTGTGATGTCTTGTTGTTTTTTGTAATCCTCTTGCTGGGCTCACGGAATGCCAGCTCCATACGAGGGTTCGTGGTTCCGTCTTGAATAGGCTTGAAGAAGAATGGGTAGCTGCGGAACATCTGCACCACCTTTTTCATGAAGATGTTTTCCTGAGCGTCTTTACCAGTTTTAGACTGTATGCCCAAAAGCTTCTCCTTAACTTGAGAAGCCTCATCAACGAGAACAGCGGAACAGATATTAGTATACCCAGAACGGCGACACTTAGTATATAGCTGACCGATACAACGGGGATCAGCTTCGCACGCAGCCATGTGTAGAAATATTTCACGTTGGAACGCAAGATAGTCAGGATATCCTATATCCATCTTGGTCCACTGAAGCATCATATAGTGCCTACCCGTAATATACGTAGGGACACCGTTGTTATAGAACCAAAAGCCCTCACGCCTACGTCTAAACTCCTCCTCGACATACGGACGAAACCTTTCTCTGAACTCTCTGGGCATCTCGGCCCACTCATCCATACTCTTAATCCTAGACATTTCCTCTGGCATAGGAGTCCTTTCCCACAGCTGCATGAGCTTTGACCTTTCATGTCCCTCAATTTTCTTTTTGGGAGGCTTAGCGGGAAGTGCAATGAGTAGATCACCAAGCTGGATAATTTCACCTTGCGTACCCTGGGGGCAAATTGAGACAATATCCCCATCGTAGTCTTTATTTTGTATTAGCCCACTCAAAACCAAGGTTGATTAGACAAAAACTGTAGCCAGTCAAGAACAGTAACCACACCATCTCCATCGTAGTCGTATGTCTTATTTTCGGTGCCAAAGGCATTGTAGAACCCCGCTACCTCCTGCATGAAGTCCAGAAAGTCTTGCATTAGAATACTTGACCCCAGCGATTGCTTCTAAAGCTTGGGGCGCCTGTTTTGGGGTTAGCAAGCTCCATGTGTTTACCACAAGAACATAGAACGTCGTGTTGAGCCTTTCCGTCTACAAACCTAATGCGGACGCCTGTGGCTTCTTTGGTCTCCCCGCAGGGACATTTGTAACTAGCCATTGAATTAAATTTAGTACACCCGCAGGGACTCGAACCCCGAACCCTCGCCTTAGAAGGGCGATGCTCTATCCAGTTGAGCTACGAGTGCATGCCGTCAAACACTGTGCTTAGGTCCAGTCTTCTTAGCTCTGTTTTTAGATTGATGTTGGGGTTTGGTTTTGTCAGAACGACCCGTATGTGCATTGTCGATATTATCTCCATTCCCATAAGTACCAAGGCGCCTACCTATAGCGTTGAGCTTAGCCCTGTACCTCTTAGCCTTAAGCTTTTTTCCGTACCGAGCATACTCCTTCTTGTAGTCGCGTTTGAGTCTCATGGAGCAAATATAACAAATTGTTGGGACGGTGGGACTTGAACCCACGACTTCCTGTGTATAAGACAGACGCTCTAACCAACTGAACTACGTCCCAGTTGATAAACCCACAATACGTAGAGGGCCGCCTGACGAAAAACCAACAAATCAATCTTCTAGCTCGTTCCAGGAATCCTCCCAGAACTTGTAATCTGTTTTATTGTATTGCCATACTATTTCTTTCCAATCATTTAGAGAATCTTTCAGCGAAACCTCCGCTGTAGTCTTTTGCTTGTTCAATTCCTCCATCTGTCTGCAGGTCTTTAATCATTTGCTCCAATCGCTGTCTTTCAACGATTAGCTCCTTACAATCCGTAGCTGTCTGCTTAATAGACTGTAGCTCTGCCTTGCGTGCGCTACCGTTGATCTCTGGATCAACAGGCTTCTTGATTTCGTCAATCATATTGTCTATCGCCGCCTCCATAGAAGCCATGAGCCTTTTAGCGGCGCCTACCGTGTCAAACTTCTTCTTCGACATACAGTAAGTCTTGAGCCCTGGTTCGATACATCTCCACGTCGTCAATCTTGATGCGGTAGTCTCTGTTTTGCTTAAAGCCCACCACGTCTCCCTTCTTGAGCCCCATGTCTACTGCTTCGTCGCATGTGTAAACAACGCGCCCCTTTGTAGGTAGCGTCTCTTGAGTAGAGACAATCTCAATGGTGTCGGAGTCAAGGCCCGTTTCCTCTACGCTATCCAGCAAACACCAACCGCCGAGGCACTTTACTTCGCCTGTCTTCTTACTCTTGTATGCTATAGCCTGGTTGCCCAAAGCTTCTTCTCCGTACTGAACGAAGTAGTGGTTGTCTTCACCAGTAAGCACCTGACCTTCCTGCATAACAACGAGGTGGTGAAAGTAGAGGGTGTCCCCTATCTCAACGCCAGTATCGTACTTAAAGGGTACACACACCACGGGACCCTGAGTGATTCTATAATCAAACTCTGAGTTCTCAAACTTAGTCTCTACGTAAAGCTCTAGGCCTGATTCAGTCTTAATGGTGTCGTCTACGGTTTTCTCTAATTCAACTATGAACAGGTCAAACGTCTTCATCTTTGGAGTTTTTATACGGGAACATTTCATTTAATTTCTGCTGACGCTTAGCACACCCACAATCTGTGTTGGTGGCCTTGTTGTATGCGTCGACAATTTTTTTAATCCTGGTGATCCTAGTGATGTCGGCTATGGTGTCGCCGAGACCAGTGGCTTTCTTCTTAGTATCCTCCTCCATAAGATCTTGTTCTTGTTGTTGTCTGTCTAGACGATGAAGTTCTAGGCATGTTCTCTTTAGCCTTCCATGCGTTGCAAAGGTAGCCAGCTTTTACTATAGCTGACCACTTTGTGCAGTAAGATTGAGAGGCATTAAAAAACCCACAGTTTGAGCACTTCTTGTTTGCGTTACCTAGGCGGTACGCATCGGGCAACTGATCTGGTATTAGATCGCCGCCTGGGTATTGTTTGTGTGACATCTTAAAAGTTTAAGTCAAATTCAACCATACAGGGCATATTGTCTACAGACTTCCAGAGAACCTGCGATTCATCCTCTTCCTGTAAATATACGAGATATCTTTTAAACCCGTGTCTATATAGATGTTCTTCGTCCATAACTATGGCGCTGACGTGTCCTTTTCCTGCACGCATACCCACATAATACGCCATGGCGTCTTTAGGGTCTCGTCCAATAATAATCTTCCTGATAAGTCCTTGCATTTAATTTAGTGATATGCCCAGGCCATTAAGCAGGTCGTCGAGATCGTCGTCCTCCTTTTCTGGTGGGTCGTAGGTTTCTTTCATAAAGTCCGTGAGCTCTTCGAGCTCTTCTTTCGTTTGTGCGTTGTAGCTGTATACTGCTTGCATTGATGCGTCGCCAAAGATATCTACTGTGGTAACACCCACAACCATCACCGACATCATCCTGTCTCTGACGCCAAACTCATCGGCCAACTTGTCCATTTCTATAGCCAGCTCTCTAACTCTATACAAAAATTCTTGGTCGTCCATGTCTTTATGTATTAACTTTGTTGTATGCCTATCAAAAAGCCAAAGAAAAAACTCTTTCGGGAGTTCTCGAAGCTCAATCAAAGATACGTAAAAAAAAATCACCTTAAGCATCTAAGGACCAGAACGAAGGAGTTCTGCAGAAAGAACGACATCTTCGAGAAAGAACTTATGTTTATGCTCTGGGCATACGACCTAGAGTTCTGGACGCTTAGGTTTGCCGCCAAAGAGTACGACTACTCTCAGAAGAAGCTAGGCGAAAGAATCGTGTACGAGCTGGTGAACCAAGGGTACATATACAAGTACTTCGATAAGCTCACCCCATCCGACACGTATGAAGATCATCTCTTCAGGGAGGAGACGAAGATGAACTACAGGGTGCGCTACGCTATCACGCAGAAGGCTAGACTCCTTGTTCAGAGATTCTACAGAGAGCTAGAGTAATTACCCAGCCGCTACGACCGTAGGGTTACCTAGCGAGAAGACACCTTTTCCTGCGTCATCCGTGCCTAGGCTATTAACTGTACCTGTAAGCTCTGTATCGGCACCACCGAAGTTTTTCTCACCTCTGACCCAAGCGTGCAAAGAGTCTGGTCCGTTGGCTCCCGAATAGTTTCCTGAAGGCTTCGTAAGGTCTATAGGGGTACCGCTATTATACATAGCAATGGCAGCCTGGGGTGTAATATTGTTATTCCATGCCGCAAACTCGTCTAGTTGATCAAACGCAAAACGACTTGTTGAGGCTGCCGCCCACGTGGGGGCTCCTGTGTTATTGAAGTGGGCTTGGTCGAACGCGGCGTCAACCACGAACGTGACGTCTACACTTACTCCGTTAATCATAATAAAGCTTCCAGATTCAAATCCATTACCGCTATCTGTTCTTACAGAAATCACATAGTGCGTGTAGGCCCCCGCATAAGCCGAGACGGCGTCGTCCGTTGTTATTTTACAGTTGAGAGTGCCCCCCTCGATCATATCAAAGACCATGGCATTACCATTCCGAAGAATTTTAATTGCCCATACGTTATTACCGTCTTGATGCTTTGCGAATACAGTCCTCGTGTTGTAAGTGCCTTGCTTGAGCCAGAAGCTTATCGTAAATCCAGTATTGCTCCCCCCGTGCCAGTCATCGTCGTCTGTATAAAACACGATGTCGTCGGTGCCGTCAAAAGATAGAGCACGAACACTAGCGTATGAAGCAGCTTCCGTATAGCCACCTCTGTATATTTGATTTCCTAGTCCTAACATTACCAGTTTCCGTTTTCATCGTTTAGAATATCCAAGATCTCACTGTGAGTGTACTCTGTGAGTCCAGACAGGCTTGAAGGCTGAGCGCCTTCGTACTTTACAAATGTGAGGTCATCACCAGACAAGGTTCTTCTTAAACCGCTTGCGCTTTGCTGAAGGACATCAGACATTATTTCATCCGTGACGTCCGCAAAGGGTAGGATCACCCACCTTCTATTAGAATAGTCAGTCATATTTTCTATTAAGAGTTTTTATACAACTTATACTTATTTCCAAGGCCATTGATGATCGAAGCGGAAAGGGCTGTGTTGTATACCTCAATATTTATTAGCTCTCCGTTCAATCCAAGAGTTCCGTCACTTTTTCCAATAATGTGATCAATAGGGAAGGGCACGCCCAGCCCATTGCTATTTACCTCAGCAGCATCAGCAATCTTGTCTCCATCTATGTTGTATATATCACACACGGTGGGAATACCTGTTGCGTCCAACACAATAGCAATCATTTCTACATCTGACCCAAATGTATAAGATGTAGTGCTATTTGCTGTTGAGTTTATTGGGTAATCTCTCTCTCCAGCAGCAGCCTTAGCTCCGTCAGCCTTGTATATAACATTTGCACCACCAGCCTTAATACCCCAGTGAGCATCGTTTGAGGTTCCGCTAATCAACCATGTGTCATTGGTATAGTCACCGTTGGTCCAGACTACAATTATTGTATATGTGCTATTTTGAGCCAGTGTTTCGGTCGAGGCAAGACTCATGACATCTCCGCCATCACAGCTGGCGGTGGTGCGGAACGGGTTGAGCGTAGCATGAGCGTTACCCCTTGACTTAGCTGTGGGCTTTCTTGAAGATGTAGACTGAGTAAAGTTGTTTGTATTAGCTCCTTTACTTGCCTTTGACGCAACGGCGGATCCGTTAGAATCACCAGATGAGTTAAACCCTAATTTTATTCTTCTACTCATGTTGTAATAGTTAATTCTGATGTTGCTTTAACTACATCTAAAAAACCACTTCCACTCACAGTAAGTGTAAAGACGTATAAAAGATTCACCCCGTCTGATGCGCCTCCCGTCAGGTCAGTACTCCCAAAGCTCTTTATGTTAATCAAGGCGCTTCCTTCCTCGTCAAAATTATCTAAATCTATGTTTGATGAATCATCATCAGAAATGTAAGATAATCCAACACCTCCTCCTGATTGAAATTTATACGCAAAAACAGTTGCGGTAGCAGTTGCGGCAACCGTCCCTCCATTAGCAATAAGGTCTGTATACCTTTCAATCTTAAGAGAGTACGTTCCGCCAAGTTTATCTCCTGCCGAGGCGCTTGAAATTCCCTGAAGACTAAAGAGAGGGTCTGTAGATGAAACTACTATACCCATTTCAACCTTTTCTGAGTCAGGGGAGTCGTTGGCGTACATGAGGGATATGGCCATGGGCAATGGCCCCCCAATAACAGAAGTGGTTGTAAGCGAGTTTCCTAAACCCAGCATTATCCGCTACAGCTTTCGCAGTCTTCGGGAGCATCGAGGTTGCAGGTTATCTCCCCAGACTTGACTTTGTCTTCTTGCTTCTTCAGCTTGTCTTGATCCAAGAAGCTGATGTCGTCGAACTCTTCCTCCATAGTTATTGTTTATAGTTGTTTACCAAACATTACTTCGTAGTACGTCTTGCCCTCATCATCTCTACAAGCCTTGAGGC